GCTAGGAAATGCTGTCATGCCAAAATTCATGCAAGCCATAGCTGAAACCATCAAAAGAGAAATCCTAGCGAGATAGTTTCTCAACATACTCTTTCAACAGTCTGACTTGAATCGCTCTATAATTCTCATGGTACTTGCTTTGAGAGGAGTACAAACCAAGCGTATGCGCCTCGGCATGGTGTTGCCTGCAAAGGGGAACGGTGTCCAGGTCGCTTCCACCGGCACCTTTGGTTGTGAAATGGTGCGCATCGGTATGCGGGCTATTGCAAACAATGCAAGCTTGGGAACGGATAAATTGTAGGTAGGGTTCTAGTTCAAAGCGTTTCGGTTTTGGTATTTCCATCAGGCCTTTCGATAGCGAGCCGCAGCAAAACTATTGCAAACAGAGATGGGAGAAACAAGCGCAGCGGCATTTGTACACACATGACAAAGCCATAAGCGACTAGACTTGAGACAAGCCACGCTTGCTCCCTACTCAGGATAAGGGCTTTCAACGAGATAAGCAAAACGAGAATCAACCCGACCCAACCAAACTCGAACCATATCTGAATCCAATCGTTATGCAACCAAAGGAAGTATCCAGGGCCCTTCCACTTTTTCATTTGAATAGCCGGGCCCAGTACCCGGAAAGTGCCAATGCCGGTCCCCCAAGTCTGGGAGTTGCTTTTCTGAACGTGCTCAATAGCAAGGCTAGCCATCTTTATCCGTGCCTTACCCGTATAGAAAGACTTCCCTTGAGTGAGGAGACCGGCGCCCAGGATAGCTATTACGGCAATGATGGGAACCAAGCGGACTTTTTTACTGACAATCAAGTAGGAGAGGATTGCTAGGGAGATGCCAATAACGGCCGTTGCCGATTTCGAAACCACACAAACGACCGGTACCATCACTGACAGTAACGAGGCCGAGATCGTCAACCAGCGGGCCTTTAACTTTATCAAGGGCGCCACGATCATGTGTAAAAAGGCGGGGTAAAGAATCACCACTAGGAACATACCGATGCTTGACGCGTCTAGGATTCCAACCCGGGTACCGTGAAAAAAGAGATTCCATAAGAGCATGAAACAGCCGAGCGGGCAGAGTGCGCTCATCGCCACGGCTAGTTTTTCTACTGACCCCCTGGACAAGAATAACACGGGTACGGCAATCAACACGGCATAGATCGTTGCCGAGGCGCAGGCCTGCCTTAAGACAAGGGAACCTTCCAGGGAGTAGTCACGTGCAAACGGGGTCAGAGGATTTACAAAGTGGTACAACCCCGAGCAAATAACCAGGCCAAGCAACAGACCGGAAAACCCGCCATATCGTTTCGCTACAATGGAGCACAGGATATAGGTGCAGAATAGCAGGCCCCAATAACGTTGCCAGACATGGAAGGCTGGGTTTTTAGCGACAAGCGCAATGGTAAAGAGCGTTACCGTAAAAAACAGTGTCACATTTTACCAGAGGATTGCGTCAATAAAGTAAGCCACTCCTGAACAAAAAAACATTGATGCCGATATCAGGGCCACTTGTACTAGAGTTTCGGTTGCACTATTCATTAGTTTTTTCCTCTTTTTTATCCAACATGAAACAGAAAATTCGTCTGATATTTTCAAAGCCGCTGGGTCGTCACAGATAGCCCAACCCTCCCACCACGTTCCATCAGGGCATTTAACTTTTCTCCACATAAAAACCTCAAGGCGCAGTGGTCACCGAATTGTCCCCGGTCCCATGGTCAAGGAAGGTCACGGTGTCTTGCGGCCCGGCTGCCACGTCATTGCATCCCCCAACTGAAAAACTCCGGTACTCATTCGAGAAATACAGCGGGTCTTATATCTTGCCCGCTTCCACTGCGTCATTATCTATTCTATCAAACCGATTCAATTTGCTTAAGGCCAATTCGTAACAGTCCTCATGGTAGACAAGGTTACGCGAAAGAGGTAATGCTGTTTCCCCGGTCTTTCTAAGGGTTGCGAGCTGGAAAAACCTATCAGATTCAATCCAACCGCAAACCCAACCAAGCTTCATATTGCTATGGACCCTTGCAAAGGCGAATCGCTCAACATGGCCAAGCTTTCGTTTGTTTACTAAACCGTGATGATCGGGGCGCGGTGAAAAACTACTATAGGATGTTTTCACTTCGTATTGATTGCCGTCTATTTCAAAATCATAGGTACCAAACTCGATTCCGCAATACTTTGCTTTGGGATTAGCAACCCAAAACACGGCCTCTCCTAGCACGCCAAAAAGAGCGGCCGTTGAATTATCGTAACGACCGAAGCGCCGGAAATCTGTCACTTCAAGCCAGTTGGGAATGTATTGTTCCAATCGACGCCTTGCCCAGCCCCTCATTTTCTCAGTGATTGTTATTTGCTGCATCTTTATACACTACGTGAGCCTGAAACTTTTCATGACCGCAGCTCTTGGTCCAAAACATGTTCTTTTCATTTGTGTACACTACGGGCTGTTGTTCCAGCCAGCGGTCGTATTGCCGCTGTGCTATTTTATGACAGGCTTTGGCTAACTCGACGTCCATTTCTTTTTTCTCGTTTTCTTTCGTACACCACGCCTGTGCAAACTCACCCAGGTTGAATTCTAGTTTACTCATACCGGCCAAAACAGGTGCCCCATTGTCACCCCTATTAAAAACGGAATTATTGGCCAGCGTTTTGCCCAGCCATAAAGTTTGGTGCTTATCGTTTTTTCACTGCCCCACACCAGCACAGCTACCAAGTCGTAGATGATAGCGATTGCTACCCAGAAAATTATAAAGACGGTAGTCATCCCCCCCCTCTCAACCTTCTAATAACATTATGTTCCAGCACCTCAATAAACCACTCACCCAGCGCGCCAAAAAGGATCACCAGCCCGTAAAATAATAAAAAAAGAAACGCAAATGGCGCTATGAGAATTCCGATAATAACGTGTATGAATCGTTTTATTTTTCCCCCAGTGCTTCGACACGCTTTTGGAAGTCGTTAGCGGGTTGAGAAGCATCGTGCAACCCCCAAGGCTTCTTATACTTCTCACTCATCTCCCACGCCAGTTCGAGAGCAATTACTAAGTAAGATAGCTCATCGACACGCAAGGTAATGGCATCGGCTTCGAAGTTATTCAGTTTGACCTTTTGTTCCTCAATCCACTTCGGCAGTTTACTCACTTGATAGTCCCTCTAGGACTATAAACTATCCACGTATAGCAGTTTCGAACCGCTATATGAAACTATCGGCGCGACAGGTGTACAAAGGAGACTTGCATAGATCATAAGTAAGCCGCCCGTCTGCCGCGCCTGATCCCCCCGCTCTAATCCAAACAGGGGGAAAACTTTCATCGGCGAAGCTTGTTTTGCAATTGTTAATATAAGGGGGTTCCTTTCGATCCAAAGTGTTTAAATCACTCTCCGCCGAAACTTACTAAACCCCTCGTCATCCGTTTGCCTGGCATAGCCCTAGGCATCCAGGGACGGTTCGGGCCAGACGAGGGGTTTAGAAAATCCCCGACAAGCGTTGCTAACTGTACTGTACCAATGGATTGGTAGGCTTGTCGGGGTACCGTTGAAAACTGTTTGGGTCCGATACAGAGACGCACGCGCTTGCGTGTAACATAGCTACTCCCTTTGTGATCAGAAATATCGTACATCGGTACACCGGACCCTTCCCCCACGGAGCGGGGAAACTTCATTTCTTTTCAATCCTTTTTTGTGCCAGCTTTGAATCCATATAACCGATCAACTCACTGGCTTGCAGTTTAGTTAAATCCTTAAGACTAATCAGGCCGAACATATCTTTTATGCGTTTATGCAATTGCTCCTCTGAAGCGCCCAGGTCATTTACGCAAGCCCATATCATCCTGTTTTGTTTACCGGAAATCATTTCCTCGGGTTGTTTTTCTGGGTCTGTTTCAAAGGGAAGGGTAGCTTCGGCAACGTGTAGGGCCTCTATGTCTGCGGTGGAAGGGCTTGTCACTGACGATGATGCTGTCTGGTTTTCGGCTTGAATCTTTTTTTCAAGGGCTTCCTTGTTTCTTTTGGCCGCCTCTAGCTCCTCTGCCGAGGGCCCATCATCGGTGCCGCAATAGCCTGCATTGTCCAGGGCACGACCCACGGCTGATTCCTCGCAGTTTTCCAACCAACTAGTTTTATTGGCGAACCCGCCCACGCCTTTGAATTCCTGGGCAAAACCAGTAGAGCGAGGGCAATAATGTTTTTGTTCTTGGACGTTTAGGTAGATGCTAGCCTTGAATTTAGCTGATTCGATATCACCTACAATACAATCCACCACGATACGTCCATCGGGATGTTCAGCGTAAAAGCGTTTCTTTCTAGCTTTGACCTTTTCGTATCCTGGCAACTCGCCTTTTTTGGTTTGTGGCTTGACACCGCTCATCGCTTGACTACCATTGGCCATTGTACGATCTCCTTGTTTTAGAATATTGCTTGGTTACAAGACGCAAGGTTTAGTTTTTGAACTAAGCCTTGCGCCTTTTCTTTCGCGTCTTTCGTCTTTTCACGTTTACCATCGTAGGCCGTACTCGTTGCCGTACTCTAGGTAAACTCTTTACTAGCCGTTCAGTTCTTTCCATAGCCTTGGCCGAGGTCATAGGCTCTAGTTTGATTCTGCCTATTATCTGCCTGGGGGACAGGCCCTTTGCTTTGCACCATATCGAGATACTTTTCTCAGTCCACCGCTGGGTACGAGCCGAGTAGAAAATAGCCTTGGGAAACTGACCCAGAACAGTCCACCGCCTGATAGTGGCAACCGAGAAACCCAAGCCCTCTGCAACCTGTTTGATGTCGAACATAACTCTCCTTTAACTAGTCAGATACATGCATCCAAACGCCACCAATGGCAAGGGAAAAAGGGCTCAAAAAGCGTTATTTTTCCCCTGAAAAAGAGGTCGAAAACACCAGTCTCATAAATGGGAACTGCGTTTGAGAGGTCATATTATTATACGACACTGCAAACGAGCCCTAGGAGCTAGCCACAGAGGTTTGAGAAAAATACCGAAAGTACTTTGAACGAAAATCTCGCGCCTGCTAATACATTGATCGTTTAAACACTTCGAGTATTGAAATTTCTCGGTCAAAAGAACTAGTGAGACGATCATAGCGGGTTAGTGGGACCCACAAAGGTCCAAGCTAACCCGCGTTATGATAGTCGTCCTCTACCAACAACAAAAACTCTTTCTACTAATATTTCTTACCTCCCTAATGGATAGCTGTGTCCGCTAGGGACACTCTCAACTGTAAGGCGAGTATCAAGTTGAGGGTTGCCCTAAAGAGGTCATTGCAGTGCTTCACCTTGGAGGGACTTTTCTGGTTTCCAGCCCCTAACCAAGTGCTCTATTTTGCTACAGTTCTTTCCTACAACAGGAAGGGGATTTCAATCAGTTGGTAAGAAAGCAAAACCTTGACGCAGGGAGTTATAACCGATAGAATGCGTGCTCAAACAAGGAGAGAAATTAATGGATAATTGGAAATCGCAGCCCGGGCCGACAGAGGTTCTTTTTACAAACGAAGTAGTATCTCGCCTATTCAATCGCTTGAGATTTGCCCAGAATGAGTTGGCCAACATCGTTTCATGTTGCCATGACATTGCCTCTCTGACCCCAGAAAGAGAGGACTACCTACAAATGTCGATCAGTGGTGTGGTGTCCAGCTCTCATTTCTTGCGCTCTGAAGTAGAGCGGTTCGAAAAGAAATTACGAGATAGATTGGACGAACTGGAAATTTCGCTAGTCAATGACACCTCAAGCTGCGGTAGCCAATCGTTGCCGTGATAAAATCGCTGAGTGCAATACGATTTCCTCTGTGAATCCTGCAATAAGGAAACCCTTGTCCATATAGATAAAGGGATGCTTGATATCTCAACCGTTGCTTGTTCGTTTTGTTACAGCCCGAAAACGAAACTCCTAGCCTATTACAAGACCGAGGATAACCTGCTCATCAAATTGATTCACCGCGTGGAGGAACTGAAGGGACGCATTGAGACTTTGGAGAGTGTGCTAGTATCGGATGATGCCGTCGAAATACCAGACCCAAACTAGCGAGCACATCGCTGATACTATCAAAGTGATAAAGAAAGCCTGCCGAAAAACCACCGGCCTCAAATGCACAGACAACGATCTCAAACAAGCTATTGAGGACAGCCTGGACCGAAAGAAAAACAATGCTATTATTGCGAGAATCCGTGGAATACCCGTTGAGTACTTGCATTTGATGCATGAGATGATTTTAAATAGAGCTTGTCATAGCGAATCGAATTCATGAATAGGAGCGGCCCGATCCTCTAGGGAGAGCTGAGTGGAAACACGACTGCCATGACCTCGCGGGCATTTATTTTCTTACTAACGGTGTTGTAATGGAAAATATAAGAATAACGAAATCAGGCACAGACCAGAGAAAAAGGAAACCCCGCTACACTGACTTCCATCAATTTCCAGAGAGACTACGATGCTGGCAATGCCATAGAGTGTTCCGGCCAGGAGGGTACGGGGTACCAGATCAGGAAGGCCTCCCAAAGCCGCTTTGTCAAAAGACATGCGTGCAACGCTACGCCTACTTCAACTCAATATAATAATTCTATTGTGAACTGTGATAAACTAGTGCTATAGCCTTGGTTTTACGCAATCTAATGGGGGAGCGTGAACATGCCTTCGAAAAAAGAACCAAAAATTCAATGGAAATCATCAAAGGAATGGCGCATTGATCTGTTTCGATTAGAAATTGCTCATCGCCTTACCGATGTCACAAACTGGCAAAAGCACCTGCCAACCATTGTTCGACAAGCGCATAAACATTTCTATCGCACTACGGATCGCAAAGGGACACCGGTTTTCCGGTCCACTATCAATGCCGGACACTTCCACGACATATCACTCCGAGTGAAACCGGACGGTAGTTTTGACACCGATTGCGGCCCGCCTCTTTACTCCACGGTGGAAATAAAGCACGAGCGGGCCGTGTCCAAAACCAAAAAGCGTACCTTTTTCGATAAACGTACCGAGGAAACCACCGAGGATGATCATCGACATAAAATAGTCTATGAACACTCGGAAATGTTTTCCGAGGCCAATGTCCGACAACGCGCTATTGATGATGTGGAAAATTACCGAAAGAACTACTACACGCCCCCGCCACAGCCGGACGTAAAACCACCGGAAAATAAACCAGACGAGGGGGCTTCAGATGGAAAAGACGCAGATAGAACGGATTTGTGACACTTACATCAATCACGTGTTCAAGGAAAAGCCGGAAGTAAAACGCTTTCTTATCAACCATGAAAGGAAGGGTAAGTTTCTCGATAATATGCAACGTGAATTGTATCACATGGAAAGCCCGCTCTCGTATAAGCCTGTTAAATTGAGTGCTATGGACAGGGTCCGAGCGGTTGAGGATTGTACCAACCTGTTTTGTGTTGCTGCGCTTGAAGCCAAGGAAACTATACTGCGAACCGATATTGAAAACTCTCGCCGAGAGACAGAGCTGAATCCCGAACCGGACCCAGAAATAGAGGCCGCTATCGGTGAGGTGCGAGTGACAAGGATTGAGCAACCATGAGTGAAAGACCGTTTACTGAAGGGGACCGCGTTTATGTACATGGCGCACTATATGACGCCCTGGAATGTCCTAGTGGTCCAAAGCGTGGGACGGTTGTCCCCCCCCTGGAAAGTATCAGACAGTCCATATGTACTGATGAAATTTACGTGAAGTTTGATGATTCCTTGATCGGTATTGGCGGCCGAACCATGCCAGTCGAAGAAAAACAATGCACGCTATGCAAGGTCGGCCCGCCACGTAAAGAACTAACAGAGAAACAGCTTGAACAACTTGAAGCGTTGGCTGGTATGGCCGCACCGCAAGAGGAGATCGCTTCGTTTTTCGGTATCTCGGTGGACACCCTCACTAGAAATTATGCGGAGATCATAAAAAGGGGGAAAGCCTCTGTCAGTTCAAAGGTACGTCTCAAGCAATTGCAAGTAGCATTCAAACAGAATCATCCAACCATGTTGATATGGCTTGGCAAACAACTTTGCGGACAACGTGATAAAAGGGAACTGGAAGTAACCGATCCCGCCAAGTACGAATTCGTTGATGATGATGAGTGAAAAAACGCCTTAAGAAAATAAAGTACAAACGCTTTTCCTATCAGGACGAATTCCAACGAAGCACAAAACCAAAAGTCTTTCTATCAACTGGCTTTGGCGGTGGTAAAACGTGGGCTGTAGTAATGAAGCTGTTACAGCTTTGCTCGATAAACTACGGGCTGCCTGGTGGCTTACTCTCCCCTTCAACGAAAATGACAAAACGAGATGTCATTCCAACCATAGAGGAAATTTGCGAGCAAAACGATTTGCCCTATGACCATAGGAAATCGGATGCGTTTTTCCTTTTCCCTGAAACAGCAAGCAAGATTTACCTATTCCACGGTGAGGATGAAGGGCGCTCTATTCGGGGGCCAAACCTGGCGTTTATGGGAATCAATGAGCAATCTCTTATCTCTGAAAAGACTTACAAGATGGCTCTCGCAAGGGTGCGCCTGAAAACAGCAAAGCTTAAACAAGTGTTCGGAAGTGGGACGCCGGAAGAATTTAATTGGTGCTACGAATATTTCATCGAAACGCCGCGTATGGACTGCGACTTAATATTCGGAGATGCGAGAGAAAACGATCAGATAGCTCCCGAGTATCATGACCAGCTTATCGAATCCTACGATGAGCAAATGGTGAAGCAATACGTGCTGGGTCAGTACGTCAACCTTGCTGGGAAACGAGCGGCTTGGAATTTCGAACGGGCCCGCCATGTTACCGATGTAAAGAAAATCCCAGGCTTACCAATCGCTATCACCATTGATTTCAACGTTACCCCAATGGCCGCCGTGTTATGGAACGTGTTACCAAGACAGCATAACAACAGAATACTGGGGGCCAGACATCCGGCTTTCTTAAGAGCCTATGACGAAGTGTGCATAAAAAACTCGAACACTTACGAGCTGGCCGAGGTGTTGAAAGAAAAGGTAGACTTGAAAAACGATCAAGTGGTCCTCTACCCCGACCCGGCTGGGCAGGCTAGATCTACAAAGTCTTTAAACGTAAGTGATATTGACATCTTGGAACAAGCGGGGTTTACCGATATTCGATATAAGTCACGGCCAGCAAGGGTAAGGGATGCCTTGAATGCCTACAATGCACTACTAAATAAGGACTACATTCAAATTGACAGAAAATGCAAACACTTCATCGCAGATAACGAACAGTGTACAATCAAGGAAGGTACGAATTTTGAGATCGACAAAAAGAATCTTAAGCGTACTCACTGGTTGGATGGTGCCAAAGCTATGGCCGAGTACGAGTATCCTATAGACACCAAAGGCGGCGCACGAGTTTACAAATACCGATAAGGGGGAAGCTTGAAACTTTTAGATGAATCCCAACTGTTGAATGAGGACTATAGACGTTTTGTCCTTGAACAATTTGATGAGAAAAACAACGTGGACCGCCGCAAGGAATCTCTGATGCGCCACGAGGTTTATGATGGGCACTCCAAAAAGTGGGTCATTGAAAAGCTGGCCGAGGAAAAGCTGTTACCTGAAACCGTTGCCCGAATGTCCAACCGCGCCTCTGGTGTCCCTTTCATGCGTAAGGTCACCAATAAGAACGCCAAATCCTATACCGGTGGAGTGGATCGCACGGTCTCTGACGATGAGCAATCGCAAACAGCTATTCAGGCCCTTGCCGATGAGATGGATGTCAACTCTGTCATGGACCGAGCTGATAAGTACTCTCACTTTGCGAAGAATACATTGGTTGCGGTTCGTCCCAAGCTTATTTCTTACGACAAGGAAGGATTCAAGCGGTACCGTATTTCTACCGATGCCCTCCCATCCTATACCTACGATGTGATTGAGGATTTCTCTAATCCTGGGGAAGCTTTGGCAGTGGTCTTAAGTGACTTTGAAGCTGAAACCGCTGAAACAAAGTATCCGCTCCCTGGTGAGCACACTCGCTATCCGGCTGACAAGGTGCATTCTATTTCAGGCCCCAAGGTGGAAAAGGATAACCGACATTTTATCTGGTGGTCAGATAACTATCACTTCACTACCAACTCCAAAGGCCAGTATTTAAGCCTTGCGGACGAACAGGGGGAAAGGAAAAACCCTATAGGATTGTTACCTTTTATCACTATTGCCATGGACCAAATGGGTCAGTATTGGAGCAAAGGCGGCACCGATCTAATCGATGGCGATATCCTACTGAACAAACTCATCACGGATCGCAACACGATTGCCTATGTGCAAGGTTGGGGCCAGCTAGTGATTTCCGGTAAAGGCCTGCCCGCTGTGATGCAAGGCGGACCGGACAAGGCTTTTATTTTTGAAGTGAAGGAAGGTGACCCGACCCCTGGCGTTTTCTATGCCAACGCCTCTCCCGACCTGGGCGGCTGGGAAAACATGATCAATCAAACCGTGGCCCTGTATCTCAGCTCTAACAACCTCTCCCCTCGAAACATCGCGGCCAAACTTGACGCGAACAACATGGCTAGCGGGATTGCAATGTTGATTGAGCAATCCGAATCGATGGACGACCTTAAGGACAAGCAACGCGTTTTCCAGGACAAGGAACCGATATTCTGGGAAGTGGTGAAACGATGGCAATCACTGTATTTCGAATTGGGACTTTTGGTAGATGATTTCAAGGAGATAGGCACATTCGAATCATCCGATGTGAAGCTAAAATTCCTTCGAGAAAAGCAGGTCATTACCGAAAAAGAGAAACTCGAAATCATTAAGATCCGAAAGGATTTGGGTCTCAATACTATGATGGACCTATTGAAAATTGATAACCCCGATCTCGACGATGATGATGCCCAGACCTTGATGGATAAAATCACAAAAGAAAAAGAGGAACGTGCCGCCAAGTTTGGACTGCCCATGGCAAAGCCTGCCGTTGTTAGCCACGAGGACATAGACGACGAGGACGATGAGGACGATGAGGAGGGGGACGACGAATAGATGGGCGGCTACAAGGTCGAATTCACCTTTGACCCGTTTAAAGAGGGCGGGGTCCAGGACATAAAAGACAAACTCACGGCTGGGGAAATACGCGAAGTAAACGATACCATTAAGGAATTCATCCGTTCCCAAGTTATTGCCGATATGGATAAAAAGGTTTCCTCTGTAGATGGGACCACTTTTCAACGGCTATCGAAAAAATACAAAAAGCTGAAACAAGCCGCCGGGAAGCCCGGTATTCCCAACCTAGAATTTGACGGGGATTTGAAAAACGCCATTCAAGTAGTTCACGCCGGTGATGGGATGCTGAAAATCAAGGTCCGAGAGGGACCGCAAGCGGACAAGGCCGATGGGCATTGCAACCACTCGGGAGACAGCGATTTGCCCCCGAGACGATTCATCCCAGCGAAAAAGCAATCCTTCAGGGAACCCATAAACAAAAAGATGGCCTCTCTTATCAAGGGGATGGTCAAAGGATGAAACTCAACTACCGATTGAAAAAGCAAAGCGTTCAAAAGTTGATGAAAAAATTGGACAATTTGGGTTCCTTTATGACTAAAAAGGATGCCCAATTCGTTGGTAAAGGCATCGTTGATAGGATGAAAAAGCTTATCTCAAAGGGTACCTCTCCCATTGATAGGCGTGGCAAGTTTGCCGCTTACCATGGCGGTTATGCCGCTCGTATCAAGGCCGGTGGTTATGGTGGAAAGAAACTCACTCCGGTGAACCTGCACCTGACAGGGAATTTCCTCAAGGGCTTAAAATCTAAACCGGTCAAAGGAAAGATGGGATACGACACCGCAGTTGGATTCTATGATCCCTATGGTGAAGTGCTGGAACATGGGCATAGACACGGTGCGAATAACCAACGCCGCCGTCCCATACTTCCCGAAGGTAACGAAAGATTCGTTGATTCCATCATGAGTTTTTATCTAGATACTGTATCGACAGCTATAAAAAGAGTGTTAAAACGCAAAGTAAAGTAGAAATCTTTTGTCAACTCGAAAATAGAGGTACAATATAATGAGCGACGAAAATAAGGACGGTGTCCAACCACCATCAGGCAGTGCCGATGGGGAAAATAATAAAAAAGTAGAAAACTCTGTTGAGACGATCACGTATGTAGAGCACAAAAAGGGTATCGATAAGGTACTCAGTGATATGCATAAGTTTAAGTCTGAGCTTAAGGACATGAAAGCTGAAAAGGAAAAGCTTGAAACCGAAAAGCTTAAAGAGACAGAGAATTACAAAACTCTCTATGAGCGGGAAAAAGAACGAGCTGATAAATCGGATGTGGATGCGAAAGAGAATCGGGACGCGTACTTTACAACGCAAAAGTTTGATGCAGTTAAGAACTGCGCCATAGAGGCCGGGTTAAGACCCGAAGCTGCAAAAGACCTTGAACTGTTGAACCTTGATGACGTTGTCATCGAGAAAACAGACCAGGGCCGTTTCAGTCTTTTGGGAGTTAAGACAAAGGTTGAGGCAATAAAGAAACAAAGGCCTCATTGGTTTAGGTCGGCGAATCCACCGAACATTGACACTCGGGGCGGTGCTCCTGGGGGGACGGATGATAAGGAATTGACGGCTGACTATATGAGTGAATTACAAACTAAAGATCCGAAAAAATACAGGGAACTGTTACCGGCATTTGCAACGCAAGCCGTGATTCGGATGAATAAAAGAGAGGGAATAACAAATGGCTGATCAATTGATGACCAGTACGGAATTAGCGGCGGTAATCCCAGAGCTGTGGAGTGCGAAATTTTACCCCACACTTCTGTCGAGTATCGTTTACAACGATGTCGTGGCTCATGACTATGAGGGCGAATTGTCCTCATTAGGCGATACCGTTAATGTCACCACCGCCCCAGAATTTGATGGAGCGTTGGACCTTGCAGAAAACGATGCGGCCGATGCGCAGGCAGTGACATTGACAAGCACGCCAATCGTGGTCAACCACCAGATCGCGCTTGACTACATCGTTACAACCAAAGCGGACCGGCAATCATTGGCTTATAGTGAGAAATTGCGTGCAAGCGCCCTTCACGCTGTTGCCAAAAAGATGCAGTCCCTTATAATCACCGATATCGTGGCCTCGAGTTCAGCGCCAGATCATGTTATCGATTTTGACAGTTCCACAACTTTAGTACTCGCCGACATTACCGAGGCTAAAGACCTTTTGGATACAGCGAACGTTGAGGATGCCGGTCGAGTGATGGTGACAGGCGTTGCCCAGGCAAATGACCTTTTGTCGTTGTCGAATTTCACCAGCCGAGATTATATTTCGTCTGGGAATCCGGTTGAGAGTGGTCAGTTCAGTTCCCCGATCCTTGGTTTTATTCCTAAAAAGACCACGGCCATGGGAGACACGGCAAACTTCTTTCACCCTCTGTTTATGCAAGCTGTAGTGCAACAGTCTCCCCAAGTTGAGATTTTTAATCTCGGCTCTCAGGGAAAACGTGCGCTTCGAGTGAACGTCACAGTGTTGGCTGGATGGAAACAAATGAGCGACAAACGCGTTGTCGAAATGACCTAAGGAGCAAACCATGACAGTAGCTTTTGAAGGTGAGAAACACCTACAGGAATACGTTTATGATTTTGCTGTAGATGGTGGCGCGAAAGCGGCCATCACCCTTTCCGATAAAAGTGGATACGATCCGGTACCTATCGGCGCCATTATCACTGATGTGTTCTGGTATGTGGAGACAGCCCCTTTATCGGTTGGCTCTGCAACCATTTCGTTAGGGAATGGTGATTCAGCGGCCGGGTACTTCGCGGCAACGGGCAAGGCGACTTTAGCGGTAAACGTAGTGATGCGTGCCGGTGAAACCGCTGGAGCGTTGATATGGGACGACACGGGGGATCACAAGTTGGCGGTTTACGTGGCTGACGCTGCGGACGGCGCTATCATTGCGACCATTGGGACCGAAGTCCTAACAGTTGGCAAAATCCACGTTTTGGTTGAATACATTATGACGAGGACTAACACTCGATAGATTGGAGAAACGATGGGCTTTCTAGCATTTGAAGGAAAAAGCCAGGTACAAGAATACGTCTATGATTTCGACGTTGATGCCGGCGCACAAGGTGAAATCGTCTTGTCCAACAAATCGGGTTACGATCCGATCCCTGTTGGCGCTATCATCAAGGACATAGTCATGTACGTTGAGACGGCAATGACCAGTGAAGGTTCAGCCACACTCGCAGTCGGAGACGGCGACGATGATAATGGTTGGATTGAAGCCACTGCTATGGATACGTGGTCGGCTAACGGCGTGTGCCGTTTAGGTGAATACGTCGGCGCACTCGGCTGGGACGATTCTAACGATCATCTTTTGGCCAAGTATGTTGTCAATGCCCTTGACGGACAGTTCAGTATTCTCATTGAGACCGCTGACCTGACGGCCGGAAAACTCCGGTTCTACGTTGAGTATCTGATGACGAGGACTAACACTCGATAATTTGATTGGGGGAACCTTCGGGTTCCCCTTTTCACTTTTAGGGGCCTTATGATTTTCAAACGGCAAACCCGCGTCATTAACGGCGAGACCGAAATCACTCCCACAACAGGCACTATCGGGTCGGGCACCACGGCAATGAATCTGCAAACAACGTCCGCCGTGTACGTGGGTTTCAGGGAGAAATTCACCGCTCGGCACTTTGCTTTTGGTACCGCTAACGTCACTTCCAGCGCACTCACAGTAAAGTATTGGAACGGTACAGCATGGACCGCAGTAGAGGACCAATTGGATTTGACCTCACTTGGCGGGGTTACCTTCGGACAGGATGGCTTTGTTTCATGGTCCGGTGTCGATGACTGGGCGAGAAGCGAGGAAACAGGGGTTTCCGATACTGAGTTGTACTGGGCTCAGTTTACTGTAAGCGTACACCTACACGCAGACACAACGCTTCAATCGGTGACTAATATCTTTACCGATGCCCCTTTGCTTCGCACCTATTACCCGGAATTGGTCTCAGATACTCGGTTCCTTCCTTCGGGAAGGACTGATTTCTATGAGCAATTTGATGCTGCAAGTAAGCTTGTCGCAGTACGCCTCGAGCAAAAAAAGTTGATAGTGGATATCTCTCAAATAGTTGAGCCGCAAGAAGTGGCTATTGCCACAACCCATGCGGCGGCGTTTATCATTCTCAATGGGATACCGGGAAAGAGTGAGGAAATGAAGGCTGCCGCTAGTGACGCTTATGACTTATTTCAAAACGAGTTGGATAACACTCGGTTGAGCATGGACTTTGACAATAGCGGGGAAACAACCACTTCGGAGCGGGATATTGGTCCCGTCTACAATCCAAGGACGTAATGGCCGCAACGGTTGCAAATATCATCACCCAGGTCAAAGCGATTGCACTAGCAGAGCTGGGCTCGACATACCAGGAATTGCGTTTTGTTTATGACTTGCCTCGTAATGATATGCGTGGTGGAAAGCTGGGATATGGTGTACATCCTGGCGCGGCAACGGAAAACGCAGATGTTTCACCGATCAACTACTACACGCTGGACCATACGTTCAGTTTGGTATTGACTGACACGGTTGCAAGGAATTCCTCAAGTGACGAATCCCTTACAGTGATTCAAACGATGTTCAATAAGCTTGATGAGATTTATCAGGACATGGTCAATACGAAAATCAACTTGGCTAGCACCGTGCTTACCGTGGGCAGTGCTTCCTTAAGTGAACCAGAGTTTTTTTTGGATAACAAATTGATTGCCATAACGATGGAATTTGTCGTTCGGTACAGGCAATCACTATAGAGGGGGAAGTCATGAGATTCCTATTAGTATTTATGTTCCTTTCGGCAACGGCGTTTGCTGGTGTTCCGCAGTCGACCATTAGGGATTTTTCTGTGAACTACTTGGACACCGCTTTTGCTGATGCAAACTCAAGCATCCTTACAGACCTCCCACGCAAGAAACACTTCGCTGGGAAAAATGACACGGCGGTGGATTTGATTTTATGCTGGAACGTTTCAAGCGAGAGTGATTGTTCGGATGATTACTTACTAAAGGCTGGCGATGGGTTTGCGTTTGATGATTTTTATCTAAAGGGCGATATTTATGCCAGGGTCGACGGTGCATCTAGTGTCGCTACAGGCAAACTAAACCTATTGGCCTGGTAAGGGGGAGAGATGAGAATTCCAACTGTTTGTGCTCTGATAATAGCACTCTTAAGCCTTGGGTATTTCGGCTTGGTTGTTCCACGTGAAACCCAAGCATCTCATATCAGTGGTGCCGGTGTTACTTGCGGGTCCGCAACGGACGGTCACGTTTACACGGCTCAACTAGATGGTTCATGCGCTTTTGAAGCCGCTCCTGGTGCAGCGGGCGGTGATTCTTGGGGAGACGCTGTTGACGCAGACATCCTTCCCACTGGTGCCGATGATACCTACGATCTCGGTTCTGCCGCAGCGAGTTTCGCAGATGCTTTTATAGATGGAACCGCAACAATTGCAGCGGCCACGATAACCGCCGGAACCGTAGGCGGGTCAGCCATTGCTACAGCGGCCAGCACCTCAACTTTTACAAACAAGACTTTGGACTGCAATGGGACAGGTAATAGCTGTGCGAATGTTGATGTCTCTGCCGATGTCACCGGGACACTCCCAATTGGAAACGGCGGAACCGGCGCGGCGGCAAAACAAGCCGCCATGGACGCCCTCTCCCCGGTAACAACAAGGGGCGACTTGGTTTACCGAGATGCATCGAACAACGTAAGGCTAGCGGTTGGCGCTGATGGGGAAGTGTTGGGTTCCGATGGAACAGACCCCGTATGGGAAGCGGTCGGCACAGGACTGACCGAGGAAATCAACGGGCAGATTGAAACGGTTTCCAATAAGAGTTTGGCAGTGGTGAGAAAAGCCAAGTACGCAAGGCAGGTTGATTCGATTGCTTATATCTGCGTAAGCGGAGCGGCAAGTGTTGCCCTCTGGACAGACAGTACGGCAATAACTACTTGTAGTTCCCTTGCTGGTACCACCGCAGAGGCCGAGGCCACTTGCGACACTGGTGCGACTAATGACCTTGGGGCTGCCGAGACACTTTGGTTGGAATTGACCAATAACAGCTCTTGCACTGACTTTCAGTTCACTATCCAGACCACGAGGGACTAGAAAATGAACCGCTTTTTAATTTCGTTTGCTCTTGCGTTGACGCTTTGCTTACCGGCCAAGGCGTTTGATTGGAACCCGCTGAACTGGAGCTGGGTTACCAGTGCCAACGCAGCAAGTTGGTTCTTTATCCCAACGCCAGCGGGCGGTGATGAGTGGGGCAATCTTAAATCAACTCTATTCAACGGTTCAAACGAGCGGTGCGAAGCAGGTGACCACGCAAGTCTAGATATCACAGACGATTTGACTATTATTACGTGGTTCAAAATTCCAGTTGGTACAACTGATCCCACCGCGCTGCTTGGTAAATGGAACGGCGGCGAAGCGGATCAGAGTTCTTATAGGTTTCATTTTTTTGATGATGGTGGTGGAGGCTACGAGCTGAACTTAAGCATAGCGGAAGCAGGTGATGAATCTCAACTGGAACGGTGGCGTGGAACCACGGATCTTGCTGATGGCCTTCCGCATTGTGGAGCGGCAACGTTTACAGGGAACGGATCATCGAGCACTTTTAAAATCTACGTGGATGGTAGCGAGGAGGGGGAATTTGGGGACGACTCTGGAAGCGGTGCTCAATCTATTTATTCCGGTACCGCCCCGTTGTCGGTTGGGTCTGAATTTAGGGATGGTGAAGGTCGATGGTACTTTCCGGGTAACTTAGATGAAATCGGGATTTATCATGACGTTTTGTCGGCGGCAGAAATAGCTGTTGCTTGCGATGGCACAACGGCAATCGATCTTAGTACCAACTCAGGTGACTATGTAAGTAGTGCTGATCTGGTTGCTCATTATCGGATGGGCGATCAAGACGATGATAAGGATAACTTCCAAGATTATTCGGCTAACTCAAACGATTTAGATGACAATGACGAACTAGAAGAAGCCAATATCAAGACAGATGTCGCCGGCGTTTGGTCGAACATTGCGTCGTTTGGCCCTGATGGAACTGATGAGACCGTAATTGTCCCCGATACTGCGGCACTCGATATTACGGATAAAATTAGCGTAAGCTTTTGGATTTATATCGACGACACATCGGCTCACCAGGGAATTCTTGGTAAGGCCGTTGCGGGCACCGAAGATAGCTTCATCGTGTATTGGAATAATGCCGGGGGTCTTTACTGGCGACACTCTGACACGGGGGACGTG